AGTTAATTTAGTGTTAGTTGTTCCTAGGAAAAGTCTCATTTGCATGGACTTATTACCTTCAATAGAATCCAACTTGCGGTCTTCATTTACTTTAGAGAAAACTGCTCTTGGAGAATCAAGATAATTATTTGCATTAAGAACAACATCTTCAAATCCTGCATTTACATAAGGAATCTCACTACCACTAATACTTTGAGTAGTAATAGTTCTTATTTGACCAGTTATAGAAGTTCCTTCAACAGCAATATTATGTATAGATGGTTTGATAATCTCAAAGGGAATATTTTTGGTAGCTCTGACATCATTTCCACCAGCAGTTTTTGATGCATTAAGGAATAGTTTGGGAACTCCTACTCCAGTAGATCTATCAGCATTTTGAGTAATTCCAGTAGTTCCAAACTTCTCAGACATATCAAGTTTAATATGATAAGAATCTAAAGTTATTGGATTTGAAATCGTTACATCATTTAGATCATGAGTTTTGTTAATTCTAGCAAGACTTACTCCAGCAAATTCATACTTATAAACTGGTGTATCAATAGGATATGATTTTGGAGTTTCTCCTCTAGAAATATTTCCACCAATTGTTGATGATGTTGTTGAAGTATATTCAATAATCTCCTCACCAATCAAAAGTAATCCAGTGTTGTTGTTACTAACAGCAAGACCCTCAAATGTAGAGAATGTATCTCCAGTTCCACTAGTTACTTGAAGTGGATCTGTAGATGATTTGTCGTATGCAGCAGTCAATTTAGTAGGTTTAACATCAGGAAGAACTTTAAAGATTCTTACAAAGTTATCATCAAAGTTCATTCCATGATTAACGTGATTCACTTTAATGTGCAGACCATCGGAAATAGTCGTTATTTCATTAGGAATGACATTTCCACCAGCATCACTATTGAGTTCTCTTTCTATTCCATCACTATCGAAGAATCTAATAGTTCCAGCAGATCCAACAGTAGTAAACTCACCTTGAACATTGCTAATTATTAATTGAGAAGTATGTCCAATACTAGTCAGTGTAAATCTTGCATTTATTCCGATTCCCATTCCAGCAAGATCTGGTGAAGATGGGAGCGGTGAACTTGGATTAATACCGAGAACATCACCAACTTGATATCCATTACCGCCTGCATTACTAATGGTTGCCGCTATAGCAACTCCGTCTTCAACAGTAACATCTGCGGAAGCTCCTGATCCATTTCCAGAAACGGCAATCAAATTTACTCCAGTGAAAGTAAAACTTCCGTCTGCTGGAGTATATCCAATACCTGGATTAGAAACTGTTAATGTTCCTGTAGCACTGGCACCAACTCCAATTAAATCTCCCTCCGCAGTTCTATTTGATGCAGATCCTTGGAAGAAAGTATTTCCCAGAACATAGCGACTGTCGGAAACTGTTGTACCCAATCCAACACGAATTTCATTAGAAGCAATATTTAATGGATTTTCCATCAATGTTGGAATTAATTTATTACCTTCAGAAAGTTCTGGACTATAAAGATCTATAGATCCAGATTCAACAAAGTCTGCTCTATACAGAGTAAACTTAAGATCTTCCCACTGACTTGCTTCCCATGTAGAAGCATTTTGAGATTTAAACAGAGATCCAAGTGTTGGTTGGTTGGAAATATAAGCATCGGTTAAAATATCATTTTCACCAACTCTAGAAACATAAACACTATACTTAGTTGAGTTTGATATCAGACATATAGCATATTCTTTACCACCTTCCAAATAAACAGGTGCTGCAAATTCAAAAGTAGTAGCTACAGATCCATCAGTTGATGTATTAACTTCATCTGGATAAAGAAGTACTTCAGATAAATCAAAATATTTTGCAGTTGGGAAACCATTTTCCATGGTTCTAATCTGCATTCTGACTGGTGTTTTTTCAGTATCTTCTTTTGTTCGGAAGAAAATATCGCACTTGGTTATGAATATGCCTTCAGGATCTGTTTGCTCATCGACGAGGAAAGATTGTGCCAGAGGATCGTACCAACCAACAATAGATTCACTTGTTCTTGCTCGCCCAATGTTTCTGGTAGCAGTGATCTCAGTATCGACAGTTCTATTAACGAGTTCTTCTTCAAAAAGTTTTTTCTGTTCAATCTTTGCATTTCTAATAGAAATAATTTGTTCCTGAACTGTTTCTAAAGTACCAGCAGTTGGATATGCTTCTTCACCAACAGTAGTAGCAGAATCTTGATCATTCTCTGGATCATTTGTCAATGTAAATACGTTTGTTCCAGTTTCAAATTCAGGATTATCGGCATTACTTGGATCTGGAATAAAGAAACTTCCTAATAAAGCTGAAGAAGTGTCTGTAATAAGTCTAACGTTTGTTACTTCTGCTTCTGCTCCACTTGTTTGTCCAGTCAGTTTCATTCCTGTCTGAATATATCCAAAGAAATCACCTTGTGGTTGAGATGCAAGAGAATATGTATCTACATTTAATATAGTTGAAGTGGATGAATAAACTTCGGGAACAGTTCCACCATCGACATAAGGGTTATCTGGATAAACCTCTGTTGGAGAATCATAATCACCTCTTCTATGATTAGATTGAGCGACTCTAAAGTTAATAGAAGGGTTAGTATCTTTTCCTTCTTCACCAATACCAGTAGTAACAACTCTTCCTTGAACTGTCTCACCAACCTGGAAAGTACCAGAACTCATTGAGATTTCAATAAGTTTAGGAACACAGTACTTAGTAACATCTTTACCATCAAAGAAAGCATAGATTTGAGTACTTGGTTTTAAGTTTGCTGCATAAAATTCAACATTTCTTGACCTTACTGCAGCAATAATTTCAGTGCTGATTACTTTATCGCCAGTAGAAACTTCTTCAAAAGTTTCAGTAACTTGATATTGTGTACCAGATCTTGTCTTAGTTCCACTTTCAATCGTATCTGTTACGTCCTGCTCAATTGGTTGTTTAGTAGTCTGTCTGACCCATGCTGCAGGTCCACCAGATCCACCATTAATCCACCCACCTCTTCCAAATGTTCTAGTTGAAGTTTTAGTAGATTCTCTAGTATCAGTTACAGTAGTTGTAGTTCCAGACCAATTTGTTTCCCAAGAATTCCATACCTCAGCAGCAAATCCAGTTTCGGGATCAACACCATACTTTGTTTCTGCCTCAGACATAATCTGAGAATAGTTACCCATAGTATCGATTGTTTTTGCTTTCAATCTATCTTGGGAAACCCAGTTATCTGAAGCAGGTGTTAAGACAATTGTTCCTTGCCAGAAACTAATCAAGAAAGGAGTTACACTTTCAGTTCTGGTTGCAAGACTTTGCGTCAACCATTCAACCTCAGAATAATCAAGACTGATAATATCATTTTGTTTTCTAACATTAGTTCCGTCAGCAACAGAGTTTCTCTTATCCTCTGTTGGATCAGCATCAACAACAGGACCTGTTTGTAAAGTAAATGAGTTTGTGCTGTGCTTTGGTCTAAGAGTTTTGTTAGATTGATCAATGCTATTATTTCTGCCAAATCTAGTATCTTGAGTCGAGAATGATGAAAAATTATCTACAAAGAAACCGGATTTAAATCTATTAAATCCATTTGCATCAGGAATAAACTGATTAGCAGTGTTTGTTTCTAATAAAGAAAGTTGAGTGTAATATTCTAGTTTTCTAATCCTTTCTTCAAGTTTTTTGATATCTTTCATTTGATATCGTTGGTACTTCAAGAATTTAACAGATGCTTGTTGTACATTATGAAGATATGGGGGATATTCTATTTGAGCTAGTTCAATTGCATTAGAGGGAGACTCTGGTTGTGCCCTTTTTGGATCATCAGAAGGAGTTCCAAACTTCATTTGAAGTTTTCCGTCTTTATGTAAGAAGAGTCTATCAATTCTTCCTTGATAATAAGCATAATCTAAGAGGATAGTTTCATTGGAAGCAAGAATATTTGGAATAGAATTTCCTGCTGTATTAAAAGATCTCCCAAGAAACTCTAAAGGTGATCTAGATCCTTCGGATACCGTGTAGTCACTAACTCTTGGTCTTAAGTCAATGATATCTGTATTCAATATACCATTTACTGCTTTAACTTCTGTAGAATAGTTAAAATCATTATACGATTCAACCGTAACAATATCACCGTTATCGGAAGGATCAAAAGATGCATTTTTATAATATATTTTAATTTTTTTATTTGGAGAATCGGAATCAGTTTTTCTAGTTAAAAAACCATGATTGTAGGTAGTGCCTCTTTGTCCAGACCCAAAGGTATAGTTTGAGGAAATATTAAAAGAAGTTGTATTTAAGTTACTTATAACTCCAGAAATAGAAGATTCTTGGAATATAATAGTTTCTCCTTCTACAAACTTAAAGTTGTTCTTAGGAAGATATCTGATTGTAAATGTATCTTTTGTTTCTGCAAATACTGCAACTGCGCCACTTGTTTGTCCAACTATCAGTTCTCCGATAGTCATATCTCCGGTTGTAGCAGTTGGTCCATTCAACTGAGTAAGAGTTATTTCTGGCGCACCAAAACTATCATTAGTTAATGTGACATCAGATGTCTCATATATTGCATGAATTTCAATAATATCTGGAGCATTTAATGATATTGTGGTGTCTTGAACTCTAGTTCCAAAAGGATAATTTCCGTAGGTTAATCCATCATTTAAGGTAGTTGTACCGATTCCAGAAGATGGTTTGGTTGACTTATCGACAACTAAAGTTTTAACTCTATTTTTAATTTTTTTCTTTGCTTTTACATCACTTTTTCTTACTGTAGTGATAAGTTGAGCACCTTCATCATTTGACCCTAAACCTCTAATTTGAAGTTCTCTACGATCTGCAGAGAAAGATAAATTTCTATCTGTTAAAGGTTCAGTTGTTCCATCAGATCTAATAAGAGAATATCTTTCATCATTATATGGAAGATAAGTTTGTCCTTCGGGAAGTGTGACCACATTTAAACTGACAGAACTTAACTGATTATTTTCAATATTTACCGTAAATGGTTTTCTGATTATTAATTCTGCATCAGTGAGATCAACAACAGCAATATTTTCATTTGGCAATTCTGTATAGAAGGTCGTATCAGAGGAAGAATCTAATTCTGTAGTTACTACTTTGAGATCTGAAGAAGTAAAGTTTGATGTAGGAAGACTGCCATTAACTACACCAGAAACTGTTGTTACTCCTGTAACAGTTACTCCATCAGTTGTTGTGACCCCAACAACTCTTACTAAAATTGGATCGGTAGATAAAGAAGGATCAGAATATTGAATTAAACTGTTTTCTTTTACTTTACTTAAGAAAAGCGCATTTGCACTAGTAATAGTACTAATTCCGGTATTACTATTGATAGCGGTAATAGAAGCAACTCCTACCTGTAATGCTGGAGTTTGTATAACATTAGCACTAAAGGTATTGATTCCAACAACGCTATCTCCATTTGTTCCTGCAGTTATTCCTGTATTAGAGTAAACGGACTTTATGTCCGAAATACCAAAAGAAGTAACTGCAATAGCAACTCGATTTTCTATAGTTTTTTCAGTAGAAATTCCGCTTCTAAAGACAAGAACTTCATTTTTAATGAATTTACCTTTTTGATCATATACAGTTAATGCAGTTCCGGCACTAACTGGACTTCTTAAAAATCCTGTCGCTCCACTACTGTTTCCCTCAACATATGCAGGAACAGATAGATCAATTGAGTTATTAACTGCAATTTCTGTAAAAGGTTGAATATCATACAATGACATTCCCCACTCATTTGTCTCTGGGTTTGTTGAATTGTATGATCCGGATTCTAGTCTGAAATCAAATACTCTAGCAAGTCCTATTTCTTTTCCTGGAGCTGTTTCAGAATTTACTCCAACTCTCTGATCTCTTAAACTGAGAATATATGTGTTACCAACACCAATTGTTGGTGATCTGTATACACTGTTCAGTTTAAGTGTGGGTCCTGTGCTATATGGAAAATACTGATTTTCAATAGTTTTTGTTGCTCTTGGTTTAGGTACATCAATAAAAGATGGACTTATTGTTTCAATTTCATATCCAGCTACATAAGCTTTACCTGGAGATACTCTACAAATTGCTAAGTCTGGACTAGGAGTTGATCCGCCGGCGGTAAATTGCCCCTCCTCATACAATCCTTGATTACCTAGATTATTATTGAGAGAATTTAAAATAGAAACATTAAATGGTTTAACAACATAATGCCCACTTTCATCATATGTTCTTCTTGCTAAAACATCTGTAAGATCGTCAAAGAAGACTGCACCGCCACCTTTAGCACTACCTCTTCTATTGGGTGCTTGAAGAACTCCATCAACTACAGTTGCTAATAAAATAAAATTATCATCATTGAAATCATCAAGAGATTTTTTAAATAAACTCGTAGATATTTTAAGTCTATCTGCGCCTGTAGATCCGTAGTTATTAAATCCTTGAGAATTATCGTTTAAAGACTCATCTGTATTTGAATTTACAATCTCTTCAGAAACAAAGAGACCAATTCTATAACTGGGAGTATTAGAATACTGATCTAAAATTAAAGATTCTTTATTTACATTTACAAAATATCCACGAATAAAGTAGACTCCACTTTCAATTTGAAATACCGAACCAGTAGCAGTTGAATTAGAAGGTATAGTACTTGCGAATGGAGTTCCTGCAGGAATAGTTGAATTGCCTAATAATCCAGAACTTATGATCTGACTGCATGTTAAATTTTCTCCATCACTGAAAGTTTGAGTCGTATTATCTGCTCTAGAAGACCCTTGATATGCAATGTATAGTGTTAAATTTCCTCTCTCTGAATCGGCAGACGAAAGAACACTATCAACAACAGCAGTAACTCCAGAAGTTTGTCCTGTAATTGTTGTTCCAATTAACTGATCTGCATATGCTTCAACAGGAACTCCCTGGAAAGTATTTGCTAGTTGTACGGAATAATACAACTGTGAATAACCGGTGTTACCTGGGATTACTTTCGCACCTTCTTTGAAAAAGTGCTGACCAAATTTTTCTACTTGATTCTGAAGAATCGATTGTAGAGTTGTTAATTCTCTTGCCTGAACAGGATATCCAGGTTTAAAAAGCACCTTGTGATAGTCGTTCGTCGCATCAAAATCGTCAAAATATGGTGCTACGTTAAGGTTCGTCTGCTGTGGCATAATTCTTTAGAACTGCAAGATAACTTTTATGTCTTCTTTTTGGTTTGACGATCTTGTAATCGAAGGTCTATTATCTACGTATATAATATTACCAGAATGCTGTCTTACTTCTGGAGATGCAACACCTGTGGTGAAATCCATTCCAAGATAATATGTACGATTATTTATCGTGGTTTTATTATCACTAAATGTACTGTCAATACTTAAAGGTAATCCAGTAGATGGAGTGATCGCCAATGAACCATCTCCAGTTGGACTTCCAGTAAAATCTCTTAACAAGTATCCGTAAGATGGATTAGTAATTCCTATTCCTGCGGTGGTAAATCCTGCCAGTGTTCTATCTTGCCAAAGTTTCAAAACTCCAGTATTTTGATCGTAACTTACGACCCTGCCTACTGCAGTAGCTCCAGTTCCAACTGTTTGGGTAACAAAAGAATCTGAAGTAAATGTTGCTTCACTATACCCAACTCCTGTCAATTTCAAAGCAGTAACAGCACTTGCTTTATCTAGTGTTAAAACTGATCCTCCAGTTGGAGAAAGTGGATTTTCTACAATACCAATTCTAGCAAATTGATTTCCTGTAATAAAATCTGGATTTTCATTATCACTCTCAATTCTGGAATATAATAATACGCTATATGCACCAAGTTCTCTATAAATATCTGCTCCGTGGCCACCCTGTGGCGTCATAATAACATCAAAAGATGGTCTAGTTGTTCCTACTGGGATTCCTGCAAATTCAAAATCAAGAGTTCCAAAGGTATATCCAGATCCTTGAGAAGATACTGTAACCGTATCTATTTTTGAATCGCCATCAACAGTAACAGTACATTCTGCTCCTGTTCCATCACCCCTAATTGGAACTCCAGTATACGTCTGATTTGCCGCACCTAACCCAGCACCACGATTAGTTATTGTTACAATTTTAACAGAACCATCTACAGCATTATCTCTAACTAGAGCATTGTCATTACTAGTGCTCCAGTCTAGAGGAACTGGTACAAAATCTGTGGATTCAAACTTAACAATATCTGCTGGTTTGATAGTATAAAGATATTTCCAGATATATCCATCTCCACTAGTTCCAGCTGCCTTTGGTTCTAAATCAGTGAAGGTTGGTTCATCCAAAGATGGTCTGCCTTCAGTATTTTCTGGATTTGTTCCGTTCTGTAAGCAAATATAAACCCTATAATCGCTATTGACTACATAAAAGTTTGATCTATAAAGATTAGTTTGCCCAGTGACTGGTGTCGTATTTGTTCTACTATAATCATGACGATACATTTCGTAAGTGGTTCCAGATGACCAAAATCTCTTGGGAACAACTTGCCTTACATCAGTAGAGTTTATCCTCTTTAAAGCAATCATCGTATCCCAATAATCGTTCTCCTCATCAAAATTATCTTTTGGTGAAGGAGGATTATCGTTCCATGTAGAAGAATAATCTGTCGGATTTAGAAGTCCGACAAACGAATAATAAGAATTACCTGCATCAGTAATTCCTGCGACAAAGTTTTTCGCGTTTAATATTCTTACTTGATCAGTTATAATAGCAGCCATTTTTGACGGACTTTTTTACTTATTTATCACGATAGTTTAACTAACTTGATTTATCCCATGCACAATGTGCTCTCTGACCATCTTGAAGAACATAGTGAAAAAATATTTGATGATAGTAACAAGATTTTCTTTTTTTATCAAATTCACTTTTTCCATATGGCATGGGAAATCTTTCGTGAGGACGTTCACATCCTTTGTAAAGAACACCATCACCAGGTTCAAGATAAAGATCTCTCCATTCTCCAGGAACTGATACTTCGGTCTTTTTTTCGTCAGTGTAAGTGTCTGGAGTTTTGATGCGAAACGCCCAAGGTTCTTCTAAATCGCTAGAAACATGGACACTGATAGAAATCTCACAAGCATCTCTATCAGCATGAGGATCTAAAGGCATTCCAGATTTATAAAATCTGTCGTAATAGTAAGTATTATAAAGTTTACGACCGATAATCTTTTCTAATTTTAGTCTAATTGCCGTATGAATAGTACGATATTGTGGATGCCAGTATCGAGCCGTAGATCCCTCTACTTGTTTTTCTGTTTCGGAATAATTAAAATGATTTAAATTTTTGCCCCAATAATTATACTGCCCACTCTTTTCTGGAATTGGATGATAGAGTTCTTCAGGATTCCAAATATCTTTAATAACTAGATATCCATCCTTATCAAAACTTTCATTACGAGTCCAAGTAGTTCCTGTATTTGTTTTTTCTTGAAACTGAAGTTGTTCTTCTGTCATTGTCATGTTCTACCTCACTTCCATCTCGGTCCCACTGTCCATCCAACAATAGATTTACGAGTTCCTTTTGTAACTTTTAGAACACGGTGTTGAGTACGGGAGTCAAATAGAATGATTGTACCACGTTGACGAGGAGCAATATAACTACTTCCTGTTTCATCTAAAAGTTGTAAATTACCACCCTCATAATCATCGGGATCTGATAGTTGCATCACAAAAGACAGTTTACGAACCATTTCAATATTTTCATTCACAAAGTCTTGACCCAGACCTTCTACACGGTTACCAACGGCAACAGGTTTGTATTGTGTACTAAGTCCAGCATCATTGTGCCATCCGTAAAACTGCCCTTCTTCATACCTGGTGTATTGCATTGATTCTCCATCAATACACCTTAAGTCATATAGAAAGTTCTCGCGATTAGCACGTTGAACATAGTGCCACAAAAAACCACCAACCCAATGGTGAGTTGGAATCCAGGCATTTTGCGAGTTCCTTTTTTCTTTGTTTAATGCATCTCCATGGAGACGAGAATCTGCCATATGAGAATCAAACTGTTCTGTAAGATCTCGTTCGATAATATTTACAATATCTTTTGGAAGATCACTGAAATACCAAATACTTTGATATGCCAAAATTTATTCTCCTTTAATTTCAATTTTTAACCAGAAAAAGTAGTTGATGGCCAGGAAGGAACAAAGTTAACTGACTGAAGACTTGCAATCGTATCAGCATTGTCAATGTTTTGTTCAGTTTCTTTTTGGGCAACACTAACATCATTTGAATATTGATTAATAAAATCAACTATCTGTTGTGCATCTGCTTTTGTTATCGTTGCTGTTTCACCAATAAAATCCCAAGAGAACGTATCAGTATCTGCACCACTTGAAGAAACAATAAACGAGAGTCCAATCTTTGTATCATTATCTGGAATAAAGTCTTTTTCGTTCCAAGTTAGAACATTTCTAAGTTTCGTTCTTTTTTCTTTTCTAATTTCTTCTTTTATACTGTTTTTACTAACTTCAAACCAGTCTGATTCATATGTATATCCAGTAAAATCAAAAGTTTCAAAAGGAACCCAAGCATAACCAGGGTGCTCTGCCCAAGTCATGTCAGATAATTTCTCATCTGATAAAAAACTTAATCCATGTATATTTCTCCAGTTTTCTGGAAGTTTTTGGACTATATTTTCAATTCTTGTTAGAGACTTATTCACATAAGTGTAATAACTCATTCTTCTGTCTCCTTAGATTTCTTTCTGGTCCTTTTTTTAGGTTTGGATTCTTCAAGTGCTTTTGGTTCTTCCTTTTCACCATGCAATTTATTATATTGCTCTTCTATATGTCTTCCATCTAATTGCCATGCAGCAGCACCTTTCCATGCAATTCTATCAAAACCAATTCTTTGGTCAATGACTTCTTCCCATCCACGCCAAGATGAAAAATCAACTTTTGGTCTCATTGCAATCTCTACACCAACCCCAGCTGCAAGTTGTTCAATAAATTCAATACATTCAGTTGGTTGCATTTGAGCATACATAAAATTACTTTCTGTACGCATAGAAACTTCAACAACACCACCAAATGCTGTTCCACATGTAATAGAACGAGCACGATGTCTCATAGAATTGACAGAATCAAGTTCATTCTGTTCATATAAACTGTTTATTTTCTTTCTGGTTTCAGATTCAGTAAAAACTGTATTCTTTTCGTCAGTTTCTTTTTTCTTTGCCATCATAAAAATCCTATACTTGGTTATTTATATCCCAGGTGACAGTTACGAATCCGCCAGGAGCAACATTGATTGCATATGTCTGACCACGAGTAACTGCAACAGGGAAACTTGTTTGGGGATTTGCTGCCGCTCCAGTTCCAGCCGCCACAACATTTCCGGGATTTCCGTTTTCACCATCAAAACCTTGTCCACCTCCAGTTCCATCTTGACCATTGTCGAAACCAGATCCAGCTCCAGATCCGTCTGTTCCGTCACTTCCTGGATTTCCGGTATTTCCAGCATTTCCAAATTGGTAGCCACCGCCGCCACCGCCACCACCTCCCCAGGCACCACCACCTCCACCGCCGCCGCCACCGCCGATGATTCCTCCAGTATTACTAGGTCCACCCAGTCCTCCCTGACCACCATTGCCGCCAGGGCCGCCGGGGTTGCCCCAACTATTGTCTGGAGTTCCTGCAATGTTCCCTCTGGCACCAGACCCGCCAGGACAACCAGATCCAGCACCACCAGATCCACCACCTGATTGATTATTAGTAGATCCACCGGGATTACCTTGTCTATTTCCAGGATCTTCGGGTTGTTGTGAGTTATTTCCTGAAAATGCTGGTCCGCCAGGGCTTCCTGCTAATCCGACTCCAGGTCCTGAAGGTACGTTGCCAGCAGAACCACCTCCACCACCAGATGAAGACCTTGCTCCTCCTGCACCACCTCCACTTGTTTGTCCAGCATTACCCCCTGCACCACCATTTGCATTAACACCACCACCGCCTAGACCAGGATTACCAGGATTTCCATCATTGCCTGCATTTCCTGCATTTCCACCACTTCCATTATTTCCAGGATTCCCAGCTAATCCTCCCGCTCCATTATTTCCATCGTTGCCAGGATTGCCAAATCCAGCTGCACCACCCAGTCCTCCAGGAAATACTACACCAAAGGCAGATGATGGACTACCATCAGCACCAGCAGTACCAGAATTTCCTGTTTCTCCAAGAGTACGACCATTTCCTGGATTTCCTGTTCCTCCAGGATTAGCACCAGTTCCTGGATTGCCAGGATTGCCAGGATTGCCAGGATTGCCGGAATTTCCTCCAACTTCACTTCCTGGATTACTACTTCTTGGTTGTCCTGGATTTCCATTTTGCCCAGCACTGCCGTTACCGCCACCATTTCCAAAATCATTCGGACCACCACCGTTACCTCTAGGTCCGCCGGAACCTCCCTGCCGATCGCCTTCCGCATTACCACCACCATTGCCATCATTACCAGGATTTCCAGAATTTCCACCTGCAGAACCACCACCACCGCCGCCGCCGCCAGCACCTCCGCCACCAGCGCCAAGACCACCATCACCAAATGCAGTATTTCCAGGGTTTCCTGTGCCGCCGGTGCCCTTCGTTCCCTTTTCACCATTATTTCCTGGATTTCCTATTCCTCCAGCAGTACCAGCATATCCAACATTTCCGGGATTTCCTGCAAGTCCTCCAACTCCGCGCTGATCAGGATTTCCACCATTTCCATCTTCACCAGCACCACCTTGACCAGTAACCCTTACACCCGTAATTCTTGAGGGTGCAGTCCAGTTTCCTGGTGCATTAAATGTTTGCGAAAATTCTCCTGCTCTTGAATCTCCAGGGGTTAGAATAACTACTTTGTTGATTGGCATTGCTTACCCTAAATGAAACCACCCAGTTATAATGTATTTAGATTTATTTCCATAAACAACATTACCTCTATGTGGATGAGTAAATCCTGCAGGCCAAATCACACAAGTATTTTCTTTTGGTGGTATTCTTAATTGTTGATATAAAAATTCGGTTTCACCTGCTCCACTCTCCTCATCAAGATCATTTAAATAAATGGCATAAACAAGTTCTCTTCTATCTTGTCCATCTTTATGAGATCTTTCACAATGCCAAACGTGATATCCTGATCCAGGATTAGTTTTTTGCATTTTAATATTATTACAGTGAATAGATACATCTTTTAATATATCATATTCTTCTTGATAATCATCAAAACACTGCTGCAAACCATCCCAAAAAATTCTGAAAGAAGATTTTTCATTAAATGATGATAAATTATAATCTTTAAAATTTACAAAAGCGTGAGTATCATCTTTAACGGTTTTATTTGCACCTTCACTTTGTTTTCGAGTTGAAGTAATTCCATTACGATTTAATCTTTCAAATTCATCAATTAAATGTTGACAAAAGTATTCTGGAAATACATTTTGATACATTCCAATGAATTGATTATATCTTGCATTCATATCTATCAAATATCATAATCGACAATATTTAGATTACCCAACCAAGTTGTTCCCCCATCAGTTGTAATAAATGACCAGATGTCTGTTCTTCCATCAGTGGTGGTTCTCGTTGGTGGTGTTGCAGATGCTGCAGGCCATTTAAGAACTGATGCTCCTGGCCAAGTAATACTGAAAGGTCCTCCAGTGCCATTTTTTAATTGAATAACAAAAGAATATACTTGAGATGGAGCATTTGTTGTATCAAATGTAAATGTAGAGTTCTGATCAAGTGTTGCTTTAAAGTAATTTCCATCAGCAAGAGTATATGTATAATTTGCTCCTGTATTTCCAACATCAATTAGTTTTTCACTATATGCTTGTAAAGTAACATTACTTAGATAACTGGTCGTTGCAGATCCAGCAGTCCCAGAAGTTAAAATTCCAACATTAATATTAGGTGTGCCAGAAAGAGACTCCGCTGCTGTGGCAGTACCACTTACA